GACTGAGCCTATGTGGCTAGGGTACTCTGTGGGGAGGTAGGGGGGGATGTGTGCACCCTCCTCCCTGCCCCTACAAGTAGGGCTAGGTGGGATAGGGGCCTACTGGTAGGACAGGGTGGGACAGGGTAGGACAAGTGGGTTCTTTCCCACTTTGTCCTACATGTAGTCCTTGAACTCACATGTGTAATAAGGACTCACATGTGCGTAGGTGTAGTACATGTAGGTTGTTGCCCACAGTGTGGGACATGTGTGCCCCTGTAGGGTGGGGTAGGACCTCGGAGTACATGTGGGGTGTTGTGTGATCTTGTAAGATCTCTCCCACACGAGAGCACATTGGATCCAATGTAGGCCGATGTAGGCAAGCGGGCCCGATCCCGATAGACCCCCCCCGGCCCCCCTAGAAGGGGGCTCGCGGTTTATACCCCCTCCAGTTCATCAAAGCTCCAAACCAATAAGCACAACAGGCTGATTGAACGGGTAAGGCTAAGGTGGTACAACGTAGTTGTGGAGGCCTCCTTGTTGCTTACTGAGAGCATAGCGAACCGTCTTGTGGACCTGGTTCGTCGTGGTAATTTTCTTGCGGTGGCGTGCAAGGCCTGTGGCGTGACTCCTTCTCAGCTTCACAAGTGGTTGGAGCGTGGTCATAGCGGTGACAGCCACTACCGGGATTTTGCTCTTCGTCTTCATGCGGCTCAGGCTGAGGCTGAGATAGATCTGGTCGAGACATTGAACGAGGCTGCTAGCCGTGACTGGAAGGCAGCTGCGTGGAAGTTAGAGCGTAAGTACCCAGACCGTTATGGTCCGCGTCTAGAGGCGCGCATAGAATCGCAGGTGACAGATGAGCGTATCAGAGCCCTTACAGCCGGAGAAGCCCGCAAGCGGCTCAAGCTCCTCCAAGGTGGGCCGTCCGGGCCGTCGTCGTCAGGGGAAGCCTCCGAGGACTCGTGAGCCTCTGGAAGAGGTTGTGGGTATTCACATCCGCCGTGAGCAGGGTATGTTTTCTGTGATATACACGAAGACTCCATTGGTGGAGGTGGAGCGCTCTCGCGTCCGCCAGGATGCTCCGGCTCCTCTTTGGGTAGTCTTGGAGCGAGTGAGCGATATTTTGGAGCATGTAGGAGCAGGCAATGACATCAGTTAAAAAGAAGTCCCCATCGAAAAAGAAGACGGCAGCGAAGAAGGCGCCGGTTAAGCGTGCAGCTGTTGTTGCTGTGCCTGACTATGCTCAGGCTGCGAGCGAGCTCATTCGTAGGCTTGGCTTCAGTAACAGCCCTCATCCAGACCATGTGGCGACGTTAGCGGCGACGTTGATGGCTGCGTTTGAGCTGGGTCGATCTTCCGGCAAGGGCTGACATGACGTGGCCACTGGTGGTGCTGATTCTCGGCGTGCTTGCCATGGCGGTGGCAAGAGACGTGTTTTTGCGTCTTCACAAAAGCCGCGACGATGACGAGCTCGCGCAAAGAATCAAGCTACTAGAGGCCACTGCAAAAAATTACGAAGCAGAGTTTAAGCGCATCGACGCAGTGGTTCGAGATCAAACGAACCGACTAACTCTCAACAGGCGCCGGTCGTAACGTGGCGCTTTCTGAAGAAGAGCAACTGAAAGCCCGGCTCTGGGAGCTCGGGGACCTGTCGTACTTGCTGCACGACGGACAGGACTTCATCAGAAAAAAATACCATGAGACCACAGGCCGAAGGTTTGTCGTCAACTGCTCGCGGCGATACGGAAAGAGCTACCTGGCTTGTGTGCTTGCACTTGAGCACGCGCTTCGTCACGAGAACAGTCAGATTCGAATCGCGGCTCCAACGGCCAAAATGGTTCGCTCGATCATTGAACCGCACATGAGAAACATCCTTCTCGATGCGCCACGTACAGTGAAACCAAAACATTTAAAAAATATGGGAAACTGGACGTTCCCTAATGGGTCTCAGATCCACGTCGCCGGGTGCGATGCAGGAAACGCCGAGCGGCACCGTGGAACCGAGATGCATCTTGGCATTATCGAAGAGGCTGGGTTCGTGGATGACCTGGAATACGTTTGTCAAGACATTTTTCTGCCGCAAACGATTACGACTGACGGTCGCATTGTGATGTTGTCCACGCCCCCTCGGACTCCGGCGCACCCTTTTGCGATGTACTGCGCGCAGGCGGAGGCAAAGGGGAACTACGTTCACCGAACCATTTACGATGCGCCTCACATCAACGATCGGCAGCGGGAAGAGTACTGTGCGGAGTCGGGCGGGAAGCACAGTACAACGTGGCGCCGTGAGTATATGGCGGAGTTTGTGGTTGATGAGACCCGTGCCATCGTTCCTGAGTTCTCTGAGTACGAGAAGGCCATTGTTGGGGAGATAGATCGCCCGAAGCACTTCGAGTCGTACACCGCAGCGGACCTTGGGTTCAAAGATCTAACCTTTGTGGTGTTTGCGTACTACCATTTCCCTCGCGATTTGATGGTAATCGAGGACGAACTCGTGCTTGAGCGCTCAAATAGTGGCGTTATTGCTGCTCAGATTAAGGAAAAAGAGAAAAAGCTGTACGGTGATCAAGAGCCTGCCATGCGAGTGGTGGACGCTGACCGCATCGTGCTGTCAGACCTGAGCTCAATCCACCGTCTGCGGCTTACGCCTGCGCGCCGAGACGACCGAGACGCAGCGATCAACGCGCTGAGGCTTGCGGTTACCAACAAGAAGATCTTGATTCACCCCAGATGCACCGCATTGAGGGCGCATTTGCGACATGGTGTGTGGAATAAGGCGCGGACTTCCTTTGAGCGCAGCGGAGAATTCGGGCATTTTGACGGCGTTGCAGCCGCTTGCTACCTATTGCGCCACGCATTGCGCGGAAAGAATCCATTTCCGATACACGGAGCAGATATATCGGAAGAAACCCACTTCATTCCCAAGCGTGCGGTCAATGGGGGCGATATAGCGGAAGTGGTCGACATATTCAGGCCGAGACACAGGAGAAGGTAATGCCTATCAGTGAAGAAGTCCCAGGCAATCAGGAATACTGGGCAGCGAAGCCCGATGATGAGTTTGCGAGCGACTTGAAGGACGCGATCATCCGGTATTACCGGCAAATGGACGCAACCGGGCGCAGCGAAGTGTGGCGTCGGTCGGTTCGAACCTATTATGGGCTCGATTCGGAGGGAAGCTGGCGCAATAGCTCGGCGATCACCTACGGTGGCGAACAGGGTGAGCTCGTCATGCTGCGCGTCAACCACTATCGCAACCTCATCCAGCACATGCTCACGATGACGACGGCGAGTCGCCCGTCATTTTCCGCACGCGCCATGAATGACGACCAGCGCTCCCTTGCGCAGGCCAGGATTGCGGAAGGCCTGATCGATTACTACCTGGACGAATACAACCTCGAGCACGATTCCGTTCGAGCTGTAGAGTTTGCGCTCGTGTTCGGGGAGGGGTGGCTAAGCCTTACGTGGGATACCGAGAAGGGGGACCAGTACGGCGTTGAGCAGGTGCCTGTTACCGGCGACGACGGGCTGCCCGTGGTGGACGAGATGGGGATGCCCGTGATGCGCGAGCGCATTGTGTACAGCGGGGACATCAGCACGTATGTGAGCGGCCCAATGGACGTGGTCCGCGACATCGCCAAGCGCGATAACACGCACGACTGGCTCGCGCAGCGAATGATGGTGAATCGCTACGACCTTATGGAGCGATATCCAGACCGAGCCGACGACATCGAAAACATGGAAGCGAAGCCTGCAGACAGCGAGGCCCTTCTTTTTGACTACGTCAACAGCTACGCGACTACCGAGAGCGAAGACATTATCCCGGTGTACTACTTCTATCACAAGCCCACCGAGGCGCTTCCGCTCGGGCGGTTCGCCATCATGGCCGGCGACATACTGCTTCACTCGGGCCGCATGCCGTACAGCGACATCCCTATCTACCCGCTGATTCCCAGTGTGCAGTTTAACACGAGCTCTGGTTACTCAGGAAACTGGGACCTGCTGGCTCTTTCCCAGGCAATGGACAGTCTTATCACCACAGCCATGACGAACCACGAAGCGTTTGGTGTGCAAAATGTCCTTGTCCCATACGGCAGTGACATTGAGGTGAATGACCTGTCAGGTGGCCTTCGCATGGTTCAGTTCAACGCTGCCGCCGGAGAACCAAAGCCACTGGAGCTCCTTAGCATTAGCCAGCACACGTACCAGATGATGGGGCAGATTACTGAAATGATGGAGACGCTTAGTGGCGTGAACTCCGTTGCGCGAGGCAACCCCGAAAAGAACCTCGACAGCGGCGCGGCGCTGGCCTTGGTTCACAGCATGGCGATCCAGTACAACAACGGCCTGCAGCGCAGCTACGGGCGCATGATGGAAAAAGCCGTCACAGGGCTTGTTCGAATGCTGCAGCAGTACGCCTCGACTCCTCGCCTAGCCGAAGTCCTCGGAGCGAATGAGCGCCCAAACCTTATCGAGTTCACCGGAGACGACATCGCCTCGGTGCGACGAGTGAAGGTGGACCTCTCCAGCCCGCTGCTCCGCACCGCTGCCGGCCGCGTGCAGCTAGCTGACAGGCTCTTAGAGCGGCAGGCGATTACGGCGCAGCAGTACCTGGATGTTGTTGCTACCGGGCGGCTAAACCCGATTCTCGACGGACCACGTGCCGAGCTTTCTTTGATCAAGAGCGAGAACGATCTCCTCAGCAACGGCGTCGAAGTCCGGGCGACTCCAATGGACAACCACCGACTTCACATCCAGGAGCACAAGGTAATCCTCGCCGACCCCGAGCTCCGTTTCAACGATGAGCTTGTGGGCGTTATTCTTAGTCACATCAAGGAGCACGTCCGCATGGCGCAGGAGCACCCGGAGATTATGCTCCTTACGGGGCAGGAGCCCGTGCCGGGAAGTGAGCTGCCTCCTGAGCAGGGGAACGTCCCCGAGGGCGCAGCCCCTGCGATGGGTGGCCCCGACGAAGAAGCCGCCGCGCTGGGCGAGGACCCGACGCGAGCCAAGATGCCTGAGATGCCAAAGAATCCGCTGACCGGGCAACGATACAACCCACAGGGAGGAATGGCATGAGTGAAGTAGCACCAAGCGCAGAAGCAGCACCCGTTCAATCGTCAACACCAGCCGACAGTGGCGCAGCTGTTGAGATGACGACAGCAGAAGCTGCAGAGGTGGCAGCGAGCCCCGAGCTGGTTGACTTGGAAACAATGGGGAGCCGGCTTGTCGAAGTGACGATCGATGGAGAGAAGGTTCGGATGCCTCTTTCAGAGGTCGTGGCTAACACGCAGCGTGCCAAGGCTTCTCACAAAAGGTTCTTGGAAGCGAGCGAGCTCAAGAAGCAGCTGGCCCAGAAAGAGGCCGACATTCGGGAGTTCGTTCAAATGCTGCGCGGGGAAAACCCGGAGCAGCTGCTGTCTCAGGTGGGGGTAGATCTCAACGGGCTTGTTGAGCGAGAGATGCAGCGCATCAACTTGATGGAAGCCATGACGCCTGAAGAGCGCTTTCAGCACGAGATGAAGTCTGAAAGAGAGCAGCTTAGGCTTGAGCGCGAAGCTTGGAAGCAAGAGCAAGATCAGCACGAGCAGAAAAAGCAGAACGCGCGCCTCGAGGCAGAAGCTGCAAGGTGGCAGGAAAAGTACACCAAGGACTTCACTGAGGCCCTGGGAGGGATTGGCATTAGCTCGCAGAGCTCGGCTTACCCAAAGTTGCTTGAGTACATGGCGCAGCTAGCCTCGGAAGGGTTAGATGCAGGCATTGAGATGAGCCCGTCGGACTTGGCCAGTATGGCAAAAGAAGAGTATATGGGGATGGTCCAAGGTCTTTTGGGCGGCATGCAGGGCGAGAATCTTCATTCTTTTTTGGGTGAGAACGTCTCGAAGGCTTTTCGAAGCTACGATA